CCCTGCTCCGCAAGAGCAGCCAAGCCAGCAGCGACAACGCTACGTGGCGGCGTACCCAAACGATACTTGCTGGTCACTTGACCCTTCGTGTTCTGATGTGAGTTGCTGTAAATGCAGAACCCCTCAGAACGTAGGCGTGCTACCACACCACGGACAGAGTTTGTGCTTGAAAAGCCAAACCGGGTACGAATCTGACTAGCAGTCATTTCCTGGCCCGAGCGAAGTGCTGAAAGTACGCGGTCGGTCTTTGTTGCAGTTAAAGTCATATTATCAATCTCCAATATTAAAAGTATCAATCAAACCGGTTATCAATTAACCGTATCATCAATATACAGCAAACAGACTATTCTGTCAACTATATTTTCAAACTATATTTTTGTATAGTTTAAATTTCTTCTTGCCAAGTGTAATCACCAAGACATAACACTTTAGCAATATACCGAGATGTGATTGTGTCTCGCAGGATCTGCATCAGTGATCTTAATTTTCAAGCGACAGATTTCTGTGAGTCACCGTCCAAGACAGATTCTGCCCAATCCATCCAATCTATTTCTTCAGAGTCTAAGCGAAACCCAAACATATATTTGTGCTGAAGATCTTTACGCTTAGCTTGGATAGCAGCCAAACCTTCGCTGAGTGTTGGAAGTGAATATTGTTTAACGGTCATCATTTTCATCTCCAGATTAATATCTTATTTATAATCACTCAGCTTGTTTCTTTAGAAACTCAAGTTCGCCAAGGACTTGATTTAAATCAGATGCATGTAATTCTTCATCAAGCATCTTAATCATGTCTAATACTCGAACCTGAAGAAGATTTAGTTCATCAATAATAGGATCAACAAACTCATCATTGAACATGCTTGAAAGTTCATTATCACGTTCACGATTAGTGACAACGATGACCACACAATTATAGAGGCTATTTAATTCTTTTTTAGTAAACATTATGCTGCTCGTACACTATCATAACTGACACCCTGCGTATTCAGTTCGCAGAATCTTTTAAAGTCTTCCCAAGAACCTTCGAACATACTTCTAGAAGGCTGGTTCATGTCTATGACTTTAACCGAGTTCTCATACACATGATACTCATAGTCTTGGCCACACTCTCGCGTATCAATCGAATATAAGTATACGTTATAGGGTTTTGTTTTTAGCCCAGCGACGATGCTAGCAGCCATGCACTCAATACCATTTGACCCATCAGGTGAGGTTAAAATCTTAGCAAGTTCTAGACCATGGCCCGAAGGGTATCCATCATACTGTCTATAGATATTGACGATAGGCTCTGGATCCTTACTCAGTACGTATACGTTATAAGGTTCTGTTTTATAAACAATTGTAAGTGAGCGAGTACCCATTAGATTGCACCGTATGTTTTGTAGAAATCGACTCGAGGCATTGCATGTAAGAACACGCCAGGATTAAGCGCTTCAAGCTTATCCGCATGTCTTAGGGCAACTTGCAAGTAGTTGTATTGCTTACTACCAGGAAAAATCTTCCCAGTATTCATGTTATAAATCACGTATGATTTTGTACTCGTCATCTTCGTTTCCTTTTCGTTCATCATGTATACATTATGACGCATAGTGGAATTAAATGCAAGAACTATAATCATTTAGAAATCAAGCAGTTACATTTTTTGTGATAACTCGTTGATTTTGCTTGAAATAAATACTAGAATACCGTATAATAAGGATAGAATGATGGGCGCACCTGTTACACAACCAACAGATCTTAACTTCTTATCACCGTTAGGCTTTAAATTCGCTATAAAGAAGTTGCCAAATTTCAACTACTTTGTACAGAGTTTTGACTTTCCTCGGCTGATGCTCAACAGAACAAATGATATCCAGACACCATTTAACAAAGTGATTGTCCCAGGAGATCACTTGACCTTTGACGAGTTCTCTGTTACATTTAAGATTGACGAGAACATGGCGGGCTACTTTGAATTGTATGATTGGATTGTAGGTATTGGTAAACCTGATAACTTTCAACAGTATGCCAATCTTGCAAGCGCAAGTGCTATGAGTGGCGAGGGTGTGATAGTAGATGCTACTCTTGTTATTCTTGATAGCGTCATGAGACCTAACATTCAAGTTACGTTTTCTGATGTCATTCCTGTATCGATATCAGGATTTACTTTTGATACAACGAATACAGATGTGAAGTATGTGACTGCTACAGCAGAATTTAAATACAGGGAGTACTCATATACTCGCTTGATGTGATGTTTACATTTATTGATTGAAAGGTTTATTATGAAATTGGACGAGATATACGAGTTGTGGGCTGATGACTCTGAAATTAATACAGCGGCAATCGACAAAGAAGCTGTAAAGATTCCTAAATTACACCACAAATACTATAAGATTTTTTCACAAGAACGTTTGATGCTTCGTAAACTAGAAACTGACTACAAACAATTGTTTCAGTTGAAGTACGATCATCTTATGGGCACTCTTGATGAAGAGACATTAAAACAAAAAAACTGGCGGCCCAATCCGCGGAATATTCTCAAGTCAGATATTCCTATGCATATCGATGCCGACAATGATATTATTACGCTTACTCTTAAAATTGCAATGCAAAAAGAAAAATGCAGTTTGTTAGAGTCTGTTATTAAGAATATTAGTGAGCGTGGATACATCGTTAAGAATTACATTGACTGGCAACGATTCACTAGCGGCGGCACATGACAGACATTCTACGCATCTTAAAAGTAAATGAAACACATATCAAGATTGAATGTGAAGCATCAGTGGCTTACGAGCTATCTGACTATTTTACCTTTATGGTGCCTAACGCCAAGTTCCATCCGCTTTATCGTAATAAAATCTGGGACGGCAAGATACGTCTTTACAATGTAATGAATAAACTGCTCTATGCAGGGCTGCTAATGAATGTCTTGGCATTTGCTCGCAGTCGAGAATATCACGTTGAGTTTCTATCTGAATTCAACGACACCGAGTTCTCATTACAAGAAGCAAAAGAGTTTATCAAAGGTCTTTCATTGCCTTTTGAAGCAAGAGACTATCAAATCGAAGCACTTGCTCATGCAGTACGCAAAAGTCGTGCCATGTTGTTATCTCCTACAGCATCTGGCAAATCTCTAATTATATATTCTATTGTACGTTACTATGAGCAACGTACACTCATTATTGTGCCTACCGTATCCTTGGTTAGTCAAATGGCGTCTGACTTTGAATCATATGGATATAAGGATAGCATATACAAAATTACATCTGGTGTAGAGAAACCTGTAGAAGAAGAACTTGTAATCTCTACGTGGCAATCTATTTACAAGATGCCTAAAGCATGGTTTCAACAATTCAAAGTAGTCATTGGTGACGAGGCACATTTGTTTAAAGCAAAGAGTCTTACGTCAATCATGGAAAAGTTATCTGCTTGTAAGTATCGCTTTGGATTCACAGGTACTCTAGATGGCACTGAAACAAATAAACTAGTGCTTGAAGGTTTGTTTGGGCCTGTTAAACGAGTTGCATCAACAACTGATCTTATTGAACAAAAACATCTTGCTGATCTTAAAATTAAAATACTGTTGTTAAAATATCCTGATGATACACGCAAGCAGAACAAAGGTAATGACTATCCTCAGGAGATTGATTTCATTGTACGCAATGCAGCACGCAATAAATTTATCAAAAATTTGTCTTTAAGTTTAACCGGAAATGTGTTATTATTGTTTCAATACGTTGAGAAACATGGCAAGGAGTTGTATGCCATGATACATGATCCATCAAATGAACGCAAGATATTTTTTATCCATGGCGGCGTTGATGGTGATGAGCGTGAAGCAATTCGTAAGTTAGTAGAGACTGAAAAGGACGCAATCATCATTGCATCTTCTGGTACGTTTTCTACTGGTGTAAATATTAAAAACCTACACAACATTATTTTTGCTTCACCAAGTAAATCTAAGATCAAAACGTTACAGTCTATTGGTCGTGGGTTACGTATCTCAGAAACAAAGGATAACGTAACACTATTTGATATTGCTGATGATTTGTCTTGGAAGACAAAACGAAATTATACGCTTGAACACTTCAAAGAGCGTATGAAGATATACGCTGAAGAAGGCTTTGATTATAAAATATATAATATTGATTTGAAAGGATAGGCATGGACGAATACGAATACATTTTACTTAAACTAGTTACTGCCGAAGTTATAATCGGTAGGTTAGATGCTTTAGGTGATGATGATATTATTTTAGAATATCCAATGCTTATCAATTACGTTGGCAATCCAGTGACGGGTGAAACCCGAATATACCTTACCAATTATAATCCATTTTATCGTGCCGACAAGCAGTTGTATATACGCCGTAAGCATATTGTGTTTGATTCGCCAGTGGATGATGAGTACGTTGATTTCTATGAAAGATACGTAACTCGATATCTTAGTAAACTAAATCCGGATGACGTTACTGAAGATGAAAGCGAAGATGATGATTACCTATCTTCGTATCAAATGGATGCTAATACAAGTATTAATTGAAATCCGACAAGTCGATTATACAGATAATTTTTAAAATGTCAAGTGAAAGGATCATATATGTCTGAAGAAAAATCAAAAAAGCACTACGTAGACAATAAAAGCTTCTACGCTGCCTTAATAAAATATAAAATAAAAAGAAAGAAGCAGAAGGTTGCGGTCTTCCTACACCCCAGATTCCTGAAGATATTGGCAAGTGTATCTTTCAAATTGCTACTCGACTAGCATCAAAAGGTAATTTTGTAAATTATTCCTATAAAGATGAGATGATTTCTGATGGAATAGAAAATTGTATTAACTATATGCATAACTTTGATCCTGAAAAATCAAATAATCCATTTGCATATTTTACCAGAATCATCTATAATGCATTTATTCTGCGTATTCAAAAAGAGAAGAAGCAGACATATATCAAATACAAGACGATGGAGAATACGATTCTATCTGGCGATTCATATGAATACCAAGATATGGACAATCCTATCATGCAGGACGTTAATGTGAATGATAACATGAATTCGTTTGTAAAAGATTATGAAAAGAAATTGAGTGAAAAGAAACTACCAAAGAAGGTAGGTATAGAATTGTTTGTAGAGGGTAATGAATGAAAATTGCTTTGATTACTGATCAGCACTTTGGTGTGCGTAATGACAGTCCTGTGTTCCATGATTATTTTGAAAAGTTTTATAAAGAGTTTTTCTTTCCGTACTTGGAATTAAATGGTATCACTGAGATCATTGATCTTGGCGATACGTTTGACCGTAGGAAGTATATTAACTTCTATTCGCTAAGTCGTGCAAGAAAGTATTGGTATGACGTTATTAAAGACTCTAATAAGTATCATCTAACGTCACTTGTTGGCAATCATGTGATTCCGTATAAGAATACGCTGTCAATCAATGCGCTTGATCTTCTTCTAAACGAATATGATGGCTGTGTGCGTAATGTGTCAGCACCTGAAGTCATCACTTACGATGGATGTCAGATTATGATGGTGCCATGGATATGTGAAGACAATTACGATGATACTATGAAGTTGATTAATGAAACAACAGCACAGGTTACATTCGGACACCTTGAATTGGGTGGGTTTGAAATGTACAAAGGTGCTGTGCAACACGAAGGCATGGACTCTTCTGTATTCTCAAAGTTTGATGTAGTATGCTCAGGGCACTATCATCATAAGTCATCTCGTGGTAATATCAACTATCTGGGTTGTCCATATGAAATGACTTGGTCAGACTATAATGATACCAAAGGGTTTCATGTCTTTGATACAAAAACAAGACAGTTGACATTTATAGAGAATCCGTATAGAATGTTTCATAAGTTTGTCTATGACGATAGCAACAAGACCTTGAATGAAATAATCGAACAAGATTTTTCTAAATACAAGAATACTTTTGTTAAAGTTATTGTTAAGACAAAAAACAATCCGTATTGGTTTGATTTACTAATTGATAAGTTAGAAAAGTCGGATACGGTGAACATACAAGTGGTAGACGACAATTTGAATCTCAATCTTGAATCTGATGATAGTATCATTGATGAAGCAGAAGATACATTGACCATCTTGCACAAGTACGTAGACAATCTAGAATTGAATACAGACAAAGCAGCTCTAGACGGATTGTTGAGATCGCTATATGAAGAGGCGCTTAGCGTAGAATGATTTTATTTAAAAAAGTTCGTTGGAAAAACTTACTTAGTACTGGAAATACTTTTACAGAAGTTGAACTTACCCGATCACCAACAACGCTTATTATAGGCGAGAATGGTAGCGGTAAGTCGACCTTTATTGAAGCGATTTCCTTTGCTTTGTATGGCAAACCATTCAGAAAAATAAACAAGCCGCAACTTTGTAATACCATTAATAATAAAAGTATGGTTACTGAGATTGAATTCAGTATCGGGTCAAAAGAATATTTGATTCGGCGTGGATTAAAACCTGCGCTGTTTGAAATCTTTCTTGATGGAACAATGCTCAATCAAGAAGCAGCGTCAAAAGATTATCAAGAGATTTTAGAGAAGAATATTCTACGACTAACACACAAGTCGTTCTCACAAATCATCACACTAGGATCGTCTACATTCATTCCGTTTATGCAACTCCCTGCACAAGCACGTAGAGAATTCATTGAAGATCTATTAGACATTCAAATCTTCTCTACAATGAATATTCTTTTAAAAAATAGAATTCAAACAAATAGAGATGCCGTGCAAGTATGTACAAGCAACATTGCTTTGTGTCAGCAAAAAATTGAACTAAGTAAGAAGCATATCGATTCACTCAAACAGAACAATGATGAGATGATTGAGATGAAGCAGACTCTAATCAATGAGCATGCTGCTATGGTGCTTGATGCTCAGGAAAAGGTTGTTGTGATTAATGCACAGATAACTGATTTGCTTGCAAACACAACAGAACAAGATAAGGTTTCTAAGAAATTAAAAAAAGTTGTGATGCTTTCAAATGAACTACAATACAAATTAGAAGATGTTCATAAGCACATCGATTTCTTTGAGAATCATGACAATTGCCCTACATGTACACAACAAATTGATTTTACATTTAAAGAGTCTACGTTAGTACAACGTAAAGACAAAAGTGGAGAAATTGCTAACGCATTACAACAGTTGATGACTGAGCAAAATGATCTATCACAAAAACTAGATGTCATTACGAGTATCAACACACAAATATCTGGATTGCATGCTGAGATCACAGATAACAATAACAAGATACGCTTGTATACTCGTTATATAGACGCAGTACAAAAAGAAATTGGTGCACTAACAAATCAAACATTGCAAATTGAAGCAGATGCATCAGAACTCAATGCGGCAAAGGTTGAGTTAAAGCAACTTGAGAAAGAACAAGAAACATTGACAACCGAAAGAACTTTGCTAGGTACTGCTGCAACGCTATTGAAAGATGGCGGTATCAAGACAAAAATCATTAAGCAGTATATTCCTATCATGAATAAACTGATTAATAAGTATCTAGCAGCGATGGATTTTTTTGTGCAGTTTGAATTAGATGAAAACTTCAATGAGAAGATCAAGTCAAGATTTCGTGATGAGTTCACCTATGCATCATTCTCTGAAGGTGAGAAGATGCGTATCGATTTGAGTTTGTTATTTTGTTGGCGCGCAGTGTCTAAGTTACGTAACAGCGCAAGTACAAACTTGTTGATCATGGACGAAGTGTTTGATAGTTCACTTGATGCATCAGGCACAGAAGAGTTCTTTAAGATCCTTAGTGGTATCACAGCAGATACTAATGTGTTTATCATCAGTCATAAAGGTGATCAACTCATGGACAAGTTCACTAACATTATTAAATTTGAGAAAGTAAAAAACTTCAGTCAGATTGCCTCGTAGGAAATATTATGCCCATACTCACTCTAGTACATCACGACGATCCTATTCTTCGAACAGCGCTTGAACCTTTTGACTTTGCTAATCCTCCTACTGATCCTGTACAGTTAGCAAAGGATCTTACAGAGACAATGATTCAAAACAAAGGATTAGGGCTTGCTGCAAATCAATGTGGATTGCCTTATAGAATGTTTGTTCTTACAGGACAGCAAGTTCTAGCATGTTTCAATCCAAAAATAATTGATACATCAACTACAACTGTTCTTCTTGATGAGGGGTGCTTGAGTTATCCCGGGCTTGCTATTAAAATTAAACGACCTAAGATGATACGAGTGCGGTTCACCATGCCCAATGGACAAACAGTTACACAAAAGTTTGATGGCATAACAGCGCGGTGTTTTTTACATGAACTTGATCATCTAGATGGCGTTCTACATATTAGTCGAGCAAACCCATACCACAAAGAGAAAGCAATGAAGATGCAAAAGGCTTATAAAAAGATTATGGAGAGAATGAAAAAACTATGAAATATTCGTCATATGACCAGATTGATTTTCTTTCTGGAATAAAAAAGATAGCAAAGCAAATTCGTGATAGTGGATGGTATCCAGACTATATCGTTGCCATGGCACGAGGTGGTGCAGTTGCTGGTGTATATCTGTCCCATGAACTAGATGTACCTGTTATCATTGTTAATCTAAGCACAAGACATCATTGGTCAGATGAAATTAAAGCAGATGCCAAATCTCCTCTTATAAGTAAGATTTTGAAAGAACAAATGAATGTTCTTATTTTAGATGATATTGTAGACAGCGGAAAGACAATTAAAACTCTGCTTGACAAATGGAAGGTAAAGACGTATAATGATAATCAGATTAAGGTAGCATCTTTAATCTATAACAACACTCAACCCGTCAAAGTATCTTTTTATGATAAATTGATTGATAGAGAGTTAGACGACTTATGGTATATTTTTCCATGGGAAGTCGAAAATGCTGGTGGTCTAAAAGCACTCAACCCACATAAAATATTCTGCGTGCTATCAAACTTACTCAGGAGAGGCAAGAGATGGCTAAATATATTTCTACTAAAACTTACAGGCACATTGGGCCGGTAGCATATCGTCAATGGCGTGCCGACAGTCATTGCAATCTAGTACACGGATATGCTCTATCATTCTATTTCGAGTTTGAGTGCGATACACTCGATGCTCGTAACTGGTGTATGGACTTCGGCGGATTACGTCCACTTAAAGAAAATCTAGTTGAATGGTTCGACCATACATTACTAGTCGCGCAAGATGATCCTCATCGTGACGCATTACTACACTTAGGCAAACTAGGCATCGCTAAGATCACTGAAGTTGAAAAGACAGGGTGTGAAGGCATTGCTGACTTCCTATATGAATATTGTAATACCATTCTATTAAAAGAATATGGCGAGCAAGATCGTATCTGGTGTTGCAAGGTAGAGGTTCGTGAAACCGACTACAACATGGCAATGCGAGTTGGCCATCGTGAAGATGGTGAATTCAGTGAGTAAGATTAAAGTCTCTGAGTTATTCTACTCACTACAAGGTGAAGGTATGTTTGCCGGCGTACCTTCAATCTTTCTACGTACCTTCGGTTGCAATTTCACTTGCAGCGGATTTGGTATGCCTCAAGGTGCAGTGTCTAAAGAACGAGATAGCATCGCTCTTACTCATAAAGACCTGCCATACAAAAACTATAATGATCTACCTTTGGTAAGCACTGGATGCGACTCCTATGCATCATGGGATGTTCGTTTTAAGAATCTATCACCTGTGATGGAAACAAAAGACATTGTAGATAAGATGCTTCAACTGCTACCCGGGCACCAATTTAATAATGACAAGCATTTGATTATCACAGGAGGTGAACCGCTTCTTGGTTGGCAGCGTTCTTATCCTGATCTTATTGATGAGTGTATTGATAACGGATTAACAGATATTACTTTTGAAACAAATGGCACACAAGTCATTACTCATGAGTTAAGTGAATACTTGACAAGTATTTCTGATGATGTTACTATTACATTCTCGGTATCACCCAAACTACCTGTCTCAGGTGAGCGTTGGGAAGATGCTATTAAACCAGATGTGGTTGCTCAGTATAGCAATATACGTAACAGCAATTTATATCTAAAGTTTGTTGTAGCATCAGCAAAAGATATTGATGATGTTCGGAAAGCGATATTCGAATATGAAGATCGTCCCGAGTTGTGGGCAATACCTGTATATTTGATGCCTGTTGGTGGGACCAATGAAGGTTATCAAATGAATGAGCGCAACGTCGCTGATTTCTGTCGAGACAATGGATATCGGTTCAGTCCTCGACTACAGGTTCCGCTTTATAAAAATGCATGGGGAACATAATGGCAAATGTTGATAGTATAGATAAAATTGTTTCGTACTTTTCATGCGTGACAAATGAGCAGTTCAGTTATAAAGGTAAGAAATATGAACCTAAGAGACTTCATGTTTCGCCGCTTTTGTTTCGTGGATTTACATGTCCTGCAGCTTGCGGAGGATGTTGCCCCCGTTTTTCTCTTGATTATTTGCCTACTGAGCCTCGCTCGTCTTTAGCAGAAAAGCGCTACATTTTGTTTTCTGACAAAGTCGTAGAGATCTACTCTGATATGCAAAAAGATCATAACAACAAGAAGTGCCGAAATTTAAATATGGAGAACGGACGTTGTGGCATCTATGAAGTACGTCCTTTCTCTTGCGACTTCGAATTGATACGCTTCCTTGTCGCAACAGATGACGAGAAGCGTGATAATATTATCACACAAAAACTCTTCGGTCGTGGATGGGCTATGCAGCGAATTGACGGTGATAGAGGTGCATTGTGTAAAATGACACCTATTGACGTTAATACAGTTTCTGATACAATACGCAAATTGACTCGACTCAAGGACTGGTGTGAGCACTTTGGTATTAAAAATAATAAAGTGCAGACAATTATCGATTGGGCAAAGTCATTTGATAGTTATGAGAAAATACATTCTCTTATCATAGACAAAGAAGGTATGGTGATATGATTTCACAGGATATTAAAAAGCGTCTAGCGGATAACAAAGTTCGTTATTATGCAAATGACAATATTTCTAAATGGGTTACTGAAGAAGATTTAAAACACCTTGTAGATGAATTAACAGATAAGTTCGAAGGTGTGCTTGATACGCTGATCATCGACATCGCCAATGATCCTAACTCAAAAGGTACAGCGCGGCGTCTTGCTAAGATGTATTTTTATGAGATTATGGCAGGTCGCTATCAAGAAATACCAGAAGCAACTGCCTTTCCTAACACAGGTAAGTTGGGTCAAAGATCTTATAAAGGCATGCTCGTAGTTCGTTCTGAAATTCGTTCTATGTGTAGTCATCATCACCAGCCAGTGAATGGCGTAGCGTATATTGGCATTCTACCTCATGATAAAGTTATTGGGTTATCTAAGTATTCTCGTCTTGCACAATGGTGTGCTCGTCGTGGAACCTTGCAAGAAGAACTGTGCAATGACATTGCCAGCACAATTATCAAAGCGGCAGAGTCAGATGATGTAGGTGTATATCTAAAGTTGACCCATGGGTGTTGTGAGAATCGTGGCATCATGGCATGTGATAGCACTACACAAACAACTGTATTGAGTGGCGAATTTCACACACCTGATGTTAAAAAAGAATTCTTTGATAACATTCAAATACAGGAGATGGGTAAATGAGTGAAGACCTACACAAGAGTCATGGCTTTGCTTTAAAGCAATGGGATAATTTACAAGCAGAAAATAAACGTCTACTTGATATTCTAGAACAAATTGCACGTGTCTGGTATGACGGCGACGAAGTTATAAAAATTATTAATACTAATAAAGCATACATGATGAGACCCTCACTTCCACCACCAGAGTCTTATCCTGGCAGCGCACTTCCCAATGGAGACAAGTTCAGCGATGTCTAGCGTGGTTTATATGATTGATGAATCTGAAGATTTGATTGACACAGAAATGCTTTTGCTGTATAATGAATCAATTAAACTTGAAAACAAATCTTTAAAGATTCTAAAGGATGCTCGTGAAGAAACTAGATTATGTGATTAGTGCTTGTGGCATGATGGGTGTCTTTACTCCCGATCATGAGGCACCATGGTATCCCCTCTACCAACGGGCAACGCTGTCTCTAATGAGAACGCTTAAACAGCAGATTGCTGCATCATGCCACAACACCAATCCTTTAGTGTCAACTTTGTATAATGCATACACAGAAAAAAATCACGTAGAAGAATTTAAACGACTAAGCAATCTTGGATCAGATTCTGTTTATGCAGACTCTGGCGGATTGCAAATCGTTACTGCTGGTAAGAGCATTACAGAAGAAATTAAAAAAGAAATCTATAAGACACAAGCATACTCCGACTATGCTATGTGCTTTGACGTAATCGCACTCGAGTCAATAGCAAAAACTCGTACACGTAATGAGCGATCAAACATTGGTAATAAGATATTCAAAGCAGATAAGCATATAAAATCTGCTCATGCCACCGGCGACAATATTAAAGCACAAACAACTTACTTTAGAAATACAAACGCTAAAACAAAAGTAGTCATCATTGTACAGGGTAATAACTCACAAGACATGGTTGACTTCTATAATGGCATTGCTAGTCGATTGTCACCAGAAGATTATGAAAATATTGGCGGCATGGCAATTGCTGATACTTGTATTGGTAATGGCGAACTAGAGTCTATCGAGATGCTACGTGCTGCTAAAATGATCTCTGAGGTGTGTCATGAGAACGTGAGAAAGCATCTGCACGTATTAGGAGTCGGATCCATATCACGTATGCGACCCATCTTATACCTTCTTAAATCGGGTTATCTAAGCGAATTTGAAAGAATTTCTTATGATTCAAGTTCACATACTTCTACATTCCAATATGGATTGCTAAAGTTAAATGGGACTTGCAAGTCAATTGGCACTACTAAAACATATGCAGTTGACAAACATTTTAGAAATGTGTATAATTTATTCAAGGATACGTTCTCTGAGTACGTGACAGAAGACCAGTATATAAACAATCTGTTTCCAGATACTAATACTGATTGGAAGTTCTCAACGATCAAGAATCGTATTCTACAAAACACAGATCATGATGCAATTGTGTCTACGTTACTTTGCAATGCAGCACACACCTATTATCAGATTCATAACTTCGTCACTAATCTTGATGTAGTGATGACAAATGAATATGGCAAGTTTAAAGAACACCCAGATGATAAAGATGTTGCATTGAATCATCTATTGAATGTTCAAACAGCACAAGATATGGAATATTGGATGAATAGTCGCAAAGGTCAAGTCACCTCTAAGCGTATTGTTCGTAGTACTGAATTATCAACCCTTGAAGGATTTTTCTCATGACAGATTTAGATATCTCTCTTGCAAGATCTGCAATTGAACAACTTGCCGGTGTACATCTTGGCAAAGCAGGTGATGGCACTGCAGTTAAACCTTATGTCACTCCTGACCATGTTGACCCATCGTTACTCGTTGCTGTGCCTCGGGTGCTCAATCGTACACAATATGGTATTGACGAACTCAAGTTGCCCTTTGTAGGATATGATACATGGAACTGCTATGAGTTTTCTACATTAATGCCAAACGGGTTACCTCGCACAGGATTGTTACGAGTCGTATATCCTGCGGATTCACTTAACATTGTTGAATCAAAGTCATTGAAGTTGTATTTAAATTCATACAACATGGTTAAGCAAGATCATGACGATGAATTTGTTATGACAGATGTTTGTGATAAAATTCGAAAGGATTTGTCACATGCTATTGATAACGATGATATAATAGTTGCGTACCATGACAATGATGATGTTTTTAGTAAACCTATCACAGGCAATTTTGTTAATCTTGAAAAGACATTTGATTTTTCGAGCGTTGAATTTAATCAGTTCAATGAATCACCAGATATTCTGCAGACACAACCTGCAGAATCATATTGCACTCAGTATCACTCTAGTTTGCTAAGATCAAACTGTCGAGTGACCAACCAGCCAGATTGGGGTGATGTGTACATTCATATTAAAGCAAATAAGTCTGTCATGCCTATATCATTGCTACAATATATTGTATCGATGCGTAAAGAAAATCATTTCCATGAAGAAATTTGTGAGTGTATTTACAAGAGACTTTATGATATACTGAATCCAGATGAATTGCTAGTAGCATGTTTATACACACGGCGCGGCGGCATTGATATTAATCCTGTGCGAGCGTCATCCAATGAAGTGTTATGCAAGTATGCAACCAATTTAACTAATGCAGATACCGTAAACATTAAAACATTGAGGCAGTAGTATGATAGTTCCGAATGGACATTTTATAGCATCGTTATTCAAAAGCGCAATTCGTATTGTAGGTTGCATCGTATTAATTGAAGCTGCAGATTATACTGTGCAATTAGCAGGTATCGCATTTCTATTAGCAGAAGCGGTTGGTATCGTTGAGGAAATGGTATGAAGCATGAGACTCCGTTTTTAAATGAAGCATTATTGCTTCTTCCTGAAACAGATAAAAATGTAGTGAGTGTTATCTCAGGTGGATTAGATTCAACCATCATGACGTATATTCTAGTTGAGAAGTATGGAGCAGATCGTGTATTTGCGCTATCATACAACTACGGACAAAAGCAATGGTATGAACTCGAGATGGCAGCGTTGACCTGCAAACATCTTGGTATCAAGCACAAGGTTCTAAAACTTGATGTGCTGGGTGATATTGCTAAGACCATGTCAGCAAACATTGAAGGATCAGACGTTGCTATGCCGACTATCAAGGACGTACTAGGTGACCCACAACCTGCAACGTATGTTCCGTTTCGTAATATGATTCTTAACTCGTTAGCATTTTCTTATGCAGAAGCAAATAAAGCATCTCATGTGTTTACGGGATTACAGGTTCATGATGAGTATGGATATTGGGACACAACTCAACGATTCGTAGATTCTATGAATAGCGTATCAGCACAGAACAGAACACATAAAGTAGAACTATGTGCTCCTTTTAGTAAGCTAAGTAAGTATCAAGAATTATTAATTGTAAAAGATATGGGAAATGTGCTTGTAGAAAATACACTAACGTGTTATAATCCTGCAAACGGTAAGTATTCTTGCGGTAAATGTCCTTCATGCGCTGAGCGTATTCAGAACTTTGCCAAAGCAGGAATCAAAGACCCTATTCCATATGCAGTTGATATTCCTTGGGACAAATTATTATGTGCAGCGTAATCGGAAGTTTTAGTAAAGATAAAATTATCGAACTATGTGAAATTAATGCTTATCGTGGACAACACTCGCATTCTATTAGTTATTATGACCCAGATGTAAATGTCTTTAAAGAAGTAAATAGATTTACAGGTCCTGTCAATTACGACGCTATTAAAATTCCTGAGGGATACTATTGCATCGTACACATGCAAGCCCCCACCACAGAAAATAAAAATTCAAAGACAATACATCCAGCAAAAATTGGATCGTCGCTGTTATGGCACAATGGCATTATTAAGAATAAAGAATGTGCTCGCCTACGTCATGAGTATCAGCTGAGTTCTACTTGGGACACATATCTTCTATTGCATTATGTAAATGTAGAACAAACACCTAAAGGTATTGATGGCACCTTCTCATGCCTCTGGTATGACGGATCTAAATTATATCTTTTTAGAAATGAAATTAGTCCTATGTTTATCGATACTGATTTCAATATATCATCAACTCGGTTTAAAAATTCAATTGCAACAGAACCTAATTCAGTATTGTTGTTTGATCCTAAAGAAAAAAAGACAACACCTATTACTCATTTTGACACAGTTGAAAATCCATATTACTTTGGAGAGGTGGGATGATCGAATATAAATATAATGAGGGTGTACTACTTGATCAAATCAAAAAGTACATCGATGCTACCTACGGGCAGCACTACTCAAAAAATAATTTTCAGGCAACTGAATTTATTATTGATTCCGGTCACGGGACTGGATTTTGTATTGGTAATGTTTTAAAATACGCACAGCGTTATGGACGAAAAGGATCTCGAGAAGATTGGCGTAAAGATCTTCTTAAGGTAATCCATTACGCTGTTATTCAATTGCATGTGCATGATCAGGAGAATTTGTAATGGAAGTTAAAGTCCCTATTGAAGAACTACGTAAGCGCAAACTGTTTGTCGCTACACCTATGTACGGTGGTATGTGTGCTGGCATGTTCTGCCGAAGCACAAACGATCTATCAGCGATTGCTGTACATTACGGCATTGAAGTTCGTTATTACTATTTGTTTAATGAGTCGCTCATCACCCGTGCTCGTAACTATTGTGTAGACGAGTTCATGCGCTCAGATTGCACTCACTTGCTATTCATTGACAGCGACATTGGATTCAATGCTAATGACGTTATGACTATGCTTGCATTGCAGTCAGACGAAAGTGAGTATGACATTCTTTGCGGACCATATCCTAAGAAGTGCATCTCATGGGAGAAGGTCAAGGCAGCAGTCGATAAGGGCATTGCTGATGAAGATGCTAACGTTCTAGAGAAGTTCGTAGGTGACTACGTATTCAATCCTGCCAACGGCGCAAACGAGATCAAGATTGCTGAACCAGCAGAGGTTCTCGAGTCAGGCACAGGATTCATGATGATTCGTAAAGAGGCAATGAAGCGCTTCGTAGAGAAGTATCCATACCTAACATATCGTCCTGACCATGTTCGCACTGCAGCGTTTGATGGTTCACGAGAAATCCATGCGTTCTTTGATGCACTCATTGACAACAAGCATGCTCATATCGTGCCTGAGATCGAAGAGTTCCTTAAGAACAATCCTAAGGCAAAGTCAAATGACATCTTAGAGTTTGTAAAAGACACCAAGAAGAGTGCGTTTGGTCATGAGTATTCTAATCGATACCTATCAGAAGATTACATGTTCTGTCAATGGGCACGTAAGATTGGCTTGAAGGTTTGGTTAGCGCCATGGATTCAGTTGCAACACGTAGGTTCTTATGTGTTCGGCGGATCATTGGCAGATTTGGCATCAGTAGGTGCAGCAGCAACCGCTGATCCAAGCAAATTGGGCAAGCGGTCCTAAATAACGCTTGCAATATAACCCACACTGTACTATGATATAGTGTGGGTTTCTTTATATGATAGGAGTTCAATATGATTCTAAGTGACAAGACGACAAAGGTTCTACAGAACTTTGCAACAATCAATTCTGGTATTTTGTTTCGTAGCGGCAATGTGATCCGCACAATCTCACCTCAAAAAACAATTATGGCAAAAGCAACTGTCGATGAAACATTCGACCGTGACTTTGCTATCTTTAATCTAAATCGCTTCCTGGGTGTGTTATCACTATTCCAGAGTCCTGAGATTGTAGTAGGTGAAAAGTCAGCGACGATTGTTGCCGATAAGCAGAAATTAACTTATGTGTATGCTGATCCTACAACCTTCATGACACCTCCTGAGAAGGATGTGACGTTTCCTATTCCTGAGATTACATTTAAACTCAAAGCAGCAGATTTAGATAAGGTTAAGAAGGCAGGCAATGTAATGCAGTTGCCAGAGATCGCCATAACAGGTGATGGTGCAACAATGATGATTCGTGCGGTTGATATGAAGAACCCAACAGCAGACGGATTCAGCATTGATGTAGCAACAACTGAGTTGAAATTCAACGCGGTATTTAAAGCAGAACAACTTATCATGCTTCCTAATGACTATGATGTTGTGATCTCATCAAAGGGTATTTCAAAGTTTGACGCAACCAATTTGACCTATTGGGTTGCGGTAGAAGCATCTTCTACTTTTGCGTGAAGTGATTAAAATTATATTATGAGGTCTACATTATGTCCAGTGAACAATTCCTATGGGTCGAGAAATATCGCCCAAGGACGATTGAGGATTGCATTCTCCCCGATCATCTAAAGAAAGTATTTCAACAATTTATTGATCAAAAGAATATTCCCAATCTACTTCTAACAGGTAGTGCGGGAGTAGGTAAGACAACTGTCGCTCGTGCAATGCTAGAGCAGATTGGTGCAGACTATATCATCATTAACGGATCACTCAACGGAAACATTGATACGCTTCGTAATGAGATCATGCAGTTTGCATCGTCTGTTTCTTTCAAGGGTGGTCGCAAGTATGTGATCCTTGACGAGGCAGATTATCTTAACCCACAAAGTACACAACCTTCGTTGCGTAACTTCATGGAGGAATTCAGTAAGAACTGTGGGTTCATTCTCACATGTAATTACAAAAATCGAATCATTCCTCCACTACACTCACGCTGTTCAGTCGTTGAGTTTAAAATCGCTAAGAAAGATAAGCCGTCACTTGCTTCACAGTTTATGAAGCGAATGTTTGCTATTTTGCAGAAAGAAAATGTAAAATATGACAAGGAAGTAGTCGTTGAGATAATTACAAGATACTTTCCTGATTGGAGAAGGGTCTTAAATGAGAGCCAACGTCATTCTGCTAGCGGTTCTATTGATTCGGGTATCTTTGGTGGTGTCTCTAGCGATTCTTATAAAAGCCTTGCTGACGCATTAAAAGGTAAGAACTTTACTGCAATGCGTAAATGGGTGGGTGAGCACTCAGACGCTGATACAACGTCTCTGTTCAGACAATTATATGATAACGCAGCAGAACTCCTTGTGCCAGGATCTATTCCTAATCTGATATTGACCATTGCAGACTATCAATACAAGGCAGCATTCGTTGCTGATCAAGAGATAAACATCGTTGCTTGCATGACTGAAATCATGAGGGATTGTACATTCAAATGAAAACATATATCCATGTAAACCAGCACATTATTCGTTCTAATAAAAAGAATGGCACAAATGATGCAGTAATCACAATCAAGCGCGGATCTAAAAATACATACTGTAAGCGAGTGCGTATCTTAGGTCCATCTGAAGTTATCTATGGCGGCAATGATAAAGCCATACTTTCTTGTGGGGCACGAGTCGTTATAATGACTGAAGGTGAAGTAGAGATTGTAGAATGAATATCTTAGATTTGATGGCATGTATGCATGAAGATGAACCTGTAGTCAAGGAGGAGTCATACAAACTTAAGGCTCAGTTCAGTCCTTTTGATTATATTGACAGTATTAGTTTTAGTAAAAAGAATCTTCTTGAGCTCGCTGAGCATCCAGATTACGAAGAAACTAAATACAGTGCATGGATAGTGAATAAAGGTCTTTCATATTTTCCTGATACAATAGGATATGCGAATTTCATCAATACGAATTATCATCTAGACGCAAAACTACAATATAATTTTTTAATAAATATTGTTAGTACAAAGAAGAGATATGCAAAGTGGGCTAAGAAGCCAGAATGTGGTGACATTGATATAGTAAAAAAGGTTTACGGGTATTCTCAGAAGAAAGCCGAAGTTGCTTTATCATTGTTATCTGCTGATCAATTAGCGTCGCTAAAAAAAGAACAACAAACAGGCGGACTCAAATGAGATTATCAGTAGAATCGTTAATCGAGGTTCTTTTAAAAGAGCCTGATGACTTTCTAAAAGTTAAGGAAACGCTAACCCGTATCGGCATTGCATCTAGGAAAGACAAGACACTTTTTCAGTCTTGCCATATCCTACACAAGCAAAAACGCTACTATATCGTACACTTTAAAGAATTATTTGCCCTTGACGGCAAACCCACCGATTTTTCTGAGACAGATGAAGGTCGTAGAAATACAATCATCAATCTATTAGCAGAATGGGGTCTGTTGTCAATCGTTGATCCAGAAAAGACAAAGAGCCCAATCACTCCATTAAGTCAGATCAAAGTTCTTTCTTATAAAGAAAAGAATGACTGGGCATTGGTAACAAAATATAATATTGGCAAAAAATAGTATGTAATATTTTTTATTATTATGAGGAAGTGAAATGATAGATTTTGTTAAAAAATGTAAAGTAGTGAATGAGAAAATCGATGGAATAGGTCCATGGTTTTGGACTGCATCTGACCATGGACTATGGAATATTACCAAAGACGAGTGGCCCAATCTCAAAACGCTTTGGAGCAAACATGTAACTAAGTATCGTGTCTGTGTACAGGCCGGCGGTGCTTGTGGTATGTACCCGCGACTACTATCAGAAACATTTGACAAAGTGTATACTTTTGAACCAGACCCTTTAAGCTTCCATTGCTTAACGAATAATTGTCAAACAGATAATATTTACAAGTATCACGCTGCCATCGGCGATACACATCAACTCGTTAAACTATACAGAAAGAGTCCTCATAACGTAGGTGAGAATCTAATCTCTGCAGAACACGGCGACTATGAAGTACCTATGCTAATGATTGATGACCTTGCGCTTGACATATGTGACTTCATACAACTTGACGTAGAACTCTATGAGTATCAAGCGCTGTTGGGAGCAAAGGAAACAATCAAGAAATGTCATCCTGTTATCTCTTGTGAGAATGGGGGTGAAACATGCCTTAAGTATTTGCAAACATTAGCTCCATATCAACATGTAGGCAGCTATGGAATCGCGTCACATCGTGCTGATTATGGATTTAAATTAAATGATGACGTATACAAGGTTGTCTAATGGCTAATCCATGGGATCCAGTCTGGATGCAAAGGCCGCCACCTAAACCTAAATGGGAATGGGACGTTGTGGGTCAAGGATTATTTGTCTGTAAACTTACACAAGACGTATCTTGGTTTAGACGCCTTCGAACTAGAATTTTTTTAGGGAGTAGGTGGAAGCGATTATAAATAATATTGCTGATGCCTTCGGGGTCAGTATTTTTCAACAACCTTGCTTTAACTAGGAGGCACTTATGAATACTTCGTTCTATTCAGTTGGGTTCGATCATTTCTTCGATCACTTGGCAAATGTACATTCGCACTTTGCTAAATCACTAACCACAACATACCCACCGCACAATATCAAGCAACTTGATGAGGAAAAATACCTCATTGAATTAGCCGTTGCAGGCTTTACAAAGCATGATATTGATATGCATTTGAAAGATAATATCTTAACTGTCAAAGGTAAGCACCAAACATTGGATCGCTTACTAGAAGATGGTGTAGATCAAAAGTACTTGCACAAGGGCATCTCAGACCGAGAGTTCGAGCGTAAGTTTGTTCTTGCAGAACATGTTGAAGTGACAGACGCTTCTCTCCGTGATGGTATGCTCAAAGTTTATATTGAGCGTATTATCCCCGAGGACAAGCGTCCCAAGAAAATTAATATTAATGATGGTGTACTGACACCTGCAAGCACAGCAGAGTTTTTAGCAGAAGGAGCAAAACACTCCTCCCGCTAATATAAATACTCTGGGGGGGAGGCAACTCCCCCTTTAACATCGAATTTAACATCACTTGCATTTTGCATTAGGGGGATTTATGTTGGCATTGAATATATTACAGCAGCTCTGCACACATGCCACCCCTGCCACAATACAAGTTTATGTTGATCCTCTCAACAAGACATTCACCAAATACAACATCAACACCAACCAGCACATTGCTGCATTTCTATCTCAAGTCCTCGTAGAATCCGGCGAATTTAAATTCATAAAAGAGAATTTGAACTATTCTGTGCAAGGATTGCTAACTACTTTTCCTAAGTACTTCACAGCACAATCTGCCATTGAGTACGCCCATAACCAACAAGCAATTGCTAGTAAGGTCTATGCGAACCGCTTAGGCAATGGTGATGAGGCCTCACACGATGGATATACCTATCGTGGTCGAGGGTTAATTCAGATTACAGGTAAAGCAGCGTACACACAACTTGCACATGATTTAAGTGTGCCATTAGAAAACATAATTACATACATGGAATCCGTTGAAGGCGCAACTACATCAGCAGGTTGGTTCTGGAATAGAAACAATTTAAACGCTTTAGCAGATACAGGCGACATTACTGCTGTATCTAAAAGAGTGAATGGCGGCACAAACGGGCTACAAGATAGAATCAAATACTATAATAAAGCGTTAGCTCTCTTGGGGTAGTCATGCAGGCATTCACCGGATTTATTAACGAGGGTATGAACCTTACGTTAGAATATCATGACGAACTCAATCCTCTTCTATGGCAAGATGAGGATATGAAACCCAAAGTCCGTGAGCGTCTTTTGCAGATTGGTAAGATGTGGGCAGCATTTGCTCGTATTCCTGAGGATGCCATTCGTGATGTTGTTCTTACAGGTGGCAACGCCAACTACAACTATACCGCATATTCAGATCTAGATGTTCACTTGCTTGTTAATCTTACTAAGATTCCTGGCGACAAAGATTCGCTAGACGAGCGTTTATATGATAAGAAAGTGCTTTGGGCGTACAAGCATCCTAATTTAACTGTCATGGGATATCCTGTAGAACTATATGCACAGGACTATCGTCAAGGTGTTGCCTCACAACAAGGTGAATACTCATTGATGAAAGGTCGATGGTTGTACAAGCCAAACATCTTGACTCACCCTGACTTTGAAAATGATACTGCTTTGCTTGCTAAGATTGATGAATACAAAGATATGATAGAACATATTCTATCAGAGCCTGGCGACCATACAGGTGAAATTAATAAACTAAAAGAAAAGTTCCACAACATGAGATCTGCTGGTATACAGCGCTCAGGTGAATTTTCTATGGAAAACTTAATTTATAAAGAATTAAGAAATCGTGGATACATTACTAAACTGAATGATTACCTCCAGAAAAAGCGTGATGAGCTTCTATCCTTAAACGCTTGATTTTTTCTGGGATGTGTGTTATGATAAAACATAACTGTGAGGTACATGATGAACTTTTACACACACGCCCTACAACGTGGCAACAATATCTATCTGAGAGGTATCGAGAACGGCAAGCGGTTCAAGATCAAAGTCCCGTACAAGCCGTATCTGTTTATTCCTGGCAAGCCGAAAACAGAATCCAAATACAGAACTCTTGCTGGTCATCCGGTAGATCGAATCGATTTTGGGAACATCTACGAGGCAAAGGATTTCCTTAAGCGATATGAAGGTGTCTCCAATATGGAGATATACGGATTAGATAAATTTCTGTACACACACTTGAATGACGCATATAATGACGAAATTGTTTATGATAAAGAATTAATCAATATCTGCAACATCGATATTGAGGTTGAGTCCGATTCAGGATTCCCAAGCATACGAGATGCCGATAAGGCAGTCACAGCAATCACGATGAAAGTCGGCAAGAACATCTTCGTGTTCGGTTGCGGCGACTATGTAACATCAAAAGAAAATGTTCACTATGCTAAGTGTAAGAACGAAGCCGCCATGCTGCTCAAGTTTCTTGATGTATGGCAGCATCTAGACATTGATGTGATCACAGGATGGAACGTCGAGTTCTTTGATATTCCATATCTCGTCAATCGTATCACCAAAGTGCATGATGAGACATTCGCTAAGAAGTTGTCTCCATGGGGCATGTTAGATGAGCGCAAGATTGAGATCAACGGCAAGGAACAACAATCCTATACTCCCGTAGGCATTTCAGTCCTTGACTATCTACAGTTGTACAAAAAGTATACCTATAGCAATCAAGAATCCTATCGCCTCGACCATATCTGTTCGGTTGAACTGGGTGAAGGTAAAGTAAATTATTCAGAATTCGATAGTCTCTTTGCTTTATACAAGGAAAACTATCAGAAATTCATGGATTATAACGTGAATGACGTTCTTCTCGTTGAAAAGCTAGATGAGAAGATGAACTTTCTTGATCAAGCATTTACTATTGCGTATGACGCCAAGACAAACTTCGAAGATGTGTTTACGTCTGTTCGCTTGTGGGATGTAATCATTCACAACTATCTAATCAATCAAAGCATTGTCATTCCACAATTCAAACACACAGCAAAGTATTCACAGTTCGCTGGTGCGTTTGTTAAGGATCCACAAGTCGGATTGCACAACTGGGTTGCGTCCTTTGACGTTACTTCACTGTATCCGTCTTTGATTGTACAATACAATATCTCACCCGAAACCTATATGGGTAAGATTCGTCAGAACTTTTCTATTGATCAATTGCTTGGTGGTGCATTTGGTGATGATGAGATACAAGAACAATTAAAAGATTTGAACTGCGCTCTAACAGCGAACAGTTGTCTTTGGAGTAAAGAGAAGAAAGGTGCCTTCCCGTCTCTTGTAGAAAAGATGATGGAAGATCGTAAACTGTACAAGAACAAAATGCTTGCCGCAAAGAAAGAGTACGAAAAGAATCCGTCTAAGCAATTGAGTAATGATATTGCACGCTACACCAATATGCAGATGGCACGTAAGATTCAACTCAACTCGCTGTATGGCACGCTCGGCAATCAATGGTCACGTTGGTTTCAGATCGAGTTTGCAGAAGCAATTACATTATCAGGTCAGTTTGTTATTCGATGGATTGAGAACAATCTCAATGAATATCTTAATAAGCTATTAAAGACAAACAAGAAGGACTATGTGATTGCGGTTGATACTGATTCAAACTATTTGAACCTGGGTGGATTGGTCGAAAAGTTTCTGAAAGACAAGACACCGAATGAAATAGTCAATGCATTAGATAAGATGTGCAAAGATAAACTCGAACCATACATTGACTCGTGCTTTGCTGATCTTGGTAATCATACTAATGCCTATACAAACTTCATGAAGATGAAGCGTGAGTCGATTGCCAACAAAGGCATATGGACAGCAAAGAAGCGATACATTCTTAATGTCTATGACAATGAAGGTGTGCGCTATGCTGAACCTAAGTTAAAGATGAACGGCATCGAAGCGGTCAAGTCGTCTACTCCTGCATCATGCCGAGAGAAGATTAAGCAAGCATTGAAGTTAATCATGGAGACCGATGAGGAAACATTACAACAGTTTGTCATGAAGTTTCGTCAGGAATTTCAGCGAATGCCGTTTGAAGAGATTGCTTTTCCTCGTGGGTGTCGTGGCATGTCTGAGTATCGTAGCAAAGACGATATCTACAAGAAGGGCACACCTATTCATGTGCGTGGAGCATTGCTGTATAATTCGCTTCTAAATAAACATAACCTTACTTCAAAGTATCCTGTCATTCAGGAAGGTGAAAAGGTCAAGTTTTGTTATATGAAAGTGCCTAACCCACTAAAAGAAAATGTACTTGCCGTATCGACTGCATTGCCCAAGCAGTTTGGATTAGCACAGTATATTGATTATGAAACACAGTTTGAAAAGGCGTTCCTGGATCCCATGCGTATTATTCTCAACGTGATTCATTGGACACCAGAAAAGCTAGCAACCCTAGAAGGATTTTTCTCATGAGTAATAAACCCGTCACTGACATTGGCGACTTTGACTTTGGATTCACTACACACACAACAGAAGAATTACAAGCACCTGCCATTGCCGCTGTTGCGACTACAATTGATAATCTTCTTAAGGCAATTGAACCTTTACTAAACAATTTAGAAAAAGACGCTGATAAGAACGATACAATCTATTGGCCCAATCGTAAACAAAAAATCGCTGAGTTTAGACAGAAACTTAATAAGATCGCAGGAAAGTAATAATGAATCAATATGCACAACTGGCAGCACTGCGAGAAGAAGAAATTGACGGCGTTAGCCCATGGGTTTGTGTTGGATCAGACTCTGCTGCCTGGGAAGGAGTCAAGAAGGATTGGATAGAACATCATAAAAAAACATATTTGGAACATGTAACAGATTGGTCTGTTTGTGTGCAAGCTGGAGGGTGCATGGGTGTACATCCTAGATTGTTATCAGATATGTTTGCTCGTGTATACACATTTGAACCAGATCCGCTTAACTTCTTTTGTTTATCTGTAAATTGTCAAAAGAATAATATCATTAAGATGCAGGCAGCTCTAGGACATGAAAACAAACTAATTACAGTCAGTGATAATGTGCCCAATAATGCAGGTATGAAAACAATCGATGATACGCAAAGACTAATTCCCATGCTTACACTAGACTCATTTAATCTAGATGCTTGCGGATTTATTCAATTAGATGTAGAATATTATGAATTGAATGTGCTTAGAGGTGCTATCAAGACAATTGAAAAGTATAAGCCAGTAATATCTTGTGAATTGGGATTGATTTCATATTTTGATAATGTTAAGCAAAAAGGCCTAAGTCATGGCGGGAATTTATTACATGACAACACACTAGAAGCAGATTTATTAAAGTTATTAAAACCTTTTGGGTATAAAGCTGTTGCTAAAACAGGAGAATGTAACCAAGACGTAATTTTTAAAGTTGTTTGATTGACAACACTGCATCACATATGTTACAATAAAGAATATTCGTTCATGGATTAGGAGATAGTATGAGTATTTTGGAAAAGTTAAAAAAGACATCTACGATTAAAGAATCTGATGTTCTTTCTGACTCAAAGTTTTTTGAAAAGAAAGATATGATTCCCACATCGATACCTATGCTCAACGTAGCATTATCAGGTCGACTAGATGGTGGGTTGGTTCCTGGCATGACTATGTTCGCAGGTCCATCAAAGCACTTTAAGACAGCATTCTCTTTGATGATGGTCAAAGCGTATATGGAAAAGTATCCAGATGCGGCATTGTTGTTTTATGACTCAGAGTTTGGTGCGCCAGGCTCTTACTTTGATACGTTTAAGATTGATACAAAGCGTGTACTGCATACTCCCGTCACTGATCTAGAACAACTTAAGTTTGATATTACTAATCAGATCAATGCTATTACTCGTGGCGATCATGTGATCATCGTTATCGACTCAGTAGGCAATCTTGCTTCGAAGAAAGAAGCAGAAGATGCATTAGAAGGTAAGAGCGTAGGCGATATGACTCGCGCTAAGCAAATCAAATCATTGTTCCGTATCGTCACACCGCACTTGACAATTAAAGACATTCCGCTTATTGTTGTCAATCATACCTACATGGAAATGGGAATGTATCCTAAGGCGATTGTTGGCGGCGGCACTGGCCCGTACTACTCTGCTGATAACATCTTTATTATTGGTCGTCAGCAAGAGAAAGAAAATAACGAACTCAGCGGATACAGTTTTATTCTTAACGTCGAGAAGTCACGCTTTGTACGAGAGAAGTCAAAGATTCCATTGAGTGTATCCTTCGAGGGCGGCATCAGTCCATGGTCAGGATTGCTCGAGGTTGCGCTTGAATCAGGACATGTAATTAAACCTAAGGTGGGTTGGTACCAACGTGTTAATATTGAGACGGGTGAAATTGAAGTTAAAAACTATCGTGCTGCTGACACTGACACAAAAGATTTTTGGCTACCTGTGTTGAAGTCGAAGTCATTTAGATCATTCATTGAAAACAAGTATCTAATGGCTTCTACAAGCATCATGCAGGATTCTGAAATTGAAGGATTATATGGAGACTCAGATGATGAATAAATTTTTAAATCAATGTGCTGTTGCTATAGCAACTTTGTGGTTGATTTTTGGTGTCGTATTTTGCTTCGCAACACCTTTCATTGCATGGCACTTCATTGTCAAATACTGGTGATCGATGTCTAAAGACTCTAAATTATATAGACAAGGAATGAAGAATGGCAATTGAAGATATTATCTTTTCGCATCTATTAGAAAATGAAACCTATAGCAGAAAGGTTGTTCCTTTTCTTAAGAACGAATACTTCCAATCAAGAACAAATAAAATTCTATTTGAATTGGTTGACCATTATATTAAGACCTATCACAAGATTCCTACGAAGGAAGCACTCAGCGCGAAGTTACAAGACCTTGACAATCTATCCGAGGACGAGTTCAAAGGGTGTGTCGAGTATTTGACAACACTCAAAGCAGATCTAACAACCAGCCTTGATTGGCTTGCTGATGAAACAGAAAAGTTTTGTCAAGAGCGTGCTGTTTACAATGCAATCATGGACTCTATCAAGATCATTGATAACAAAGATGCGAAGCGTGGCAAAGGATCTATTCCTGATATCTTGACCGAAGCATTGAGCGTGTCCTTTGATACAAACATCGGACACGACTTCATTGAAGATTCTACGTCACGCTTTGATTTCTATCATACTCGAGAAGAAAAGATTGAATTTAATTTAGAATACTTTAATAAGATTACCAAGGGCGGCTTGGCAAAGAAAACACTGAATATTATCCTGGCATCTACGGGTGTTGGTAAGACAATGTTCATGACCCATTGTGCAGCACATCATTTAACGCTAGGTAAGAATGTCCTATACATTACGATGGAAATGTCAGAAGAACGTATCGCTGAGCGTATTGATGCAAATCTGATGGACGTGACTATTGACGAACTAAAAGAACTGCCTCGTGATTCTTTTGATAAAAAAATTAATCGTATCAAAGGTAAGACAACAGGCAAGTTGATTGTTAAGGAGTATCCAACAGCAGCAGCAGGATCTTCACACTTCAGACATCTACTACAAGAACTGCGTATCAAGAAGTCCTTTAAGCCAGATATTATCTATATTGACTATCTAAACATTTGCTCGTCTGCACGAATGAAAATGGGGGGTTCTGTCAACAGTTACATGTACATTAAGGCAATAGCAGAAGAACTACGCGGTTTAGCGGTCGAGTTTGATGTACCCATTATCTCTGCAACACAAAGTAACAGAGACGGTTATAACTCGTCGGACATCGGATTGGATAATACATCAGAATCCTTTGCTCTACCAGCGACTGCTGACTTTATGTTTGCTTTAATCTCTACAGAAGAATTACAGGATCTTAATCAGATCATGGTGAAGCAATTAAAGAATAGATATGACGATCCGTCTATCAATCGTCGGTTTGTTATCGGAGTGAACAGAGCTAAGATGAAGTTCTATGACGTTGAGCAGTCAGCCCAGAAGGATATTCTAGACGGACCGTCCCAACATAAATACTCCGGTAGCACCTTCTCAGACGGCGGCTTTACTACAAAGAAAGCTAGTAGAAAGGATTTTTCTGAGCTTAGGCTTGACTAACTACTTGAATTTAATAATGAAATAAAAATACTTGACATTAATTCACAGCTAATCTAATATGACAATAACATTGGGAGTTGTACATGCATATAGAGATCGACTGTAAAGTATCAAAGAAGGGCGAGGCAGAACTTATTCGTGCCGCAAAGTTCTTTGGAAAAACATTACTAACTAAAGAAGAATTCGATGACGTCCAGTTAGAAATTGCCGTAACAAAGAACCTTAAAGGCTGTAAAGGGTTCTGTGAAGTGCTAGATGACGGCCGTGATCCACGACTATTCCGTATTGAGATGAAGGCAGACATAGCAGGTGAGATGATGTCTACGCTTGCTCATGAGATGGTTCACTTGAAGCAATATGTCAAGAATGAGTTGTTTGACTGCAGCAATGGTATCACAACCAAGTGGCACGGCAAATTGCTTAACGTAAAAGATTCTGACTACTTTGACTTTCCATGGGAGATTGAGGCCTATGGCAAGGAAGTTGGATTGATTCACAAGTACTATCGTAAGTACAAGAAACTGTTAGTCAACAAGAAAAGTATTTTCCCCGTTAAATAAACTATATTTTATTATGACAATGCATCTTGAAGGTCCGTGGTTGACCTCTACCTCTACTCGTCGCCGTGCAACCAAAATGACTAAGGCACGGCGTGAGCGTCTCGAACTAGGCCTAGTCGAGCACAATAAATTTCTTAAAAGTATTCATCAATCTAAGATGACGTTTGACCAATACATGAACTACGTAGAAGGTAGACACAAGCGACAGGTATCTATGCCTATCAAGAAGGTTGAGCCTTATCGGCGTGAAACCAAACACATTCCTAGTTTAAATTCGCAGGTATCATCAGATGCTTGTGGTAAAAAGAATGTGACCATGTATACCGGCGACAAACTTCTTGGTATCGCCATCATGCATAAAAGCAATCTGGTTCCAATCTTTAGCACAGAAGAGGCATCAGACGTTGCCAGAATGAGGCGCGGGTAATAAATATTGTTGCAGGGTCTGGCTAAATGCGCTAGCAGCAGGCCGATGAGGAAACTGGAGGAATACTCTGTATTCTGAATCAATAATGCAATCCTCACGGCGTAGTTCTGGGAACACTGCGGCACCCCGGCAAGAAAATCTTGCACCCTGCACCTAACTGCTTGATTTTAAAATGATTAAAGTTCTTGCATTTAATAGCCTCTTTTGTTATTATTAATACATGATGAATAACAAGGCAAAGCAGATGACTAGTTTCAAGAAAGAAAATTTCCGTAAAAGCGGAATATACCTCCTCTATGTGCTGGACGAGACTCACGGCATGTATAACCCACACAACAAGTACCGCGGCGAGTTTGTAGCCCGCTTCAAATATCAACGGGGTGCAGCTGGAACGTTTCAGACCTTCCTGATCAAGAACTTCACCGTAGAAGAATACTTCAGCCGCTTGGCGGCGCATGAGGCTCCTCTAGCGATTCTGCAGAGCAAGGGTTACATTCTTCCCCACATTAAGAAGTGGTTGAAAGAGGGCGGTTATCCGGTGACTCCAGAAGGTTACAAGCAATTTAACCTTGACCAGCATGCCATCAGCGAGACGCTCGCTAATCTTAAGAAGAAAGGCTACTTGACCGCTATGAAGGCTGCCTAAGATGATCACGCACTTCGCCTCTGTCGCGGAAGCAGTTGCATATATGCATGATCTCGGATTTTCGACGGTCGAGAATGGTGCTAATGGACGCATCATGGAAGACTTTCGTGGGCGTCAAGTCAACATCTATCACAGAGGCTTGTTGGACGTGGTAATTAATCCTCTTGACTAACCCATTGATTTTTAAATGATTATAAATCTTGCATTTAATTCCGCTATACGTCATAATGTATACATGATGAACAACAAGGCAAAGCAAATGAAGTTACTGACGATCCAGGCTGATTCTAAGACGGTGAAGGGCGAGAAGAAAGGCTACTTGACCGCTATCATGTATCTAGCCCCCTACAAGCTGTCTGGTTATCAGGTCTGCCCTATGGCCGAGATTGCAGGCTGTGTTGGCGACTGCTTGAACACTGCAGGCCGCGGCGGTATGGCGAAGGCCGATGCCGAAACCATCACGGTAGATGGTTATGTGGTCAAGCTCAACACCATTCAGAAGGCTCGTATCACTCGGACACGCTTCTTCTTTGAAGATCGCGCTGGCTTCATGGCACAGCTGATCAAAGAGATTTCTGCAGCTCGCAAGAAGGCAACCAAGATGGGTTTGACGCTGGTAGTGCGTTTAAATGGCACCTCAGACATCCGTTGGGAGAGTGTCTCTACGTATCAGCAGAAAGCAAATCGCATCGGTTATGCGACCATCTTTGATGTGTTCAGCGACATTCAGTTCTATGACTACACCAAGATTCCGAACCGTGATACCAAGCACATTTCAAACTATCACCTGACCTTCTCAGTATCTGCTCGTAAAGAGTTCTATAAGATCTGGGACAAGGCGCAGGAATTCTATGGTCGTGGTATGAACTACGCTGCAGTGTTCAAGGGTGTTCTGCCTAAGGGCTATCAGGGCTATCCTGTGATCAACGGTGACGAGAGCGATCTTCGTTTCTTAGATCTTAAGGGTGTAGTTGTTGGGTTGAAGGCAAAAGGCCAGGCGCGTAAGTCAACGTCTGGTTTCGCGGTGGCTGCATAATGATTGCAATGCAAGAAGTGACTGATTGGAATCCTGCCTACAACCACACATATCTGTTTGATGGTTCTAAGGCAATCGCTTATATTAAACATGGCGAGCAGATTCCGATCTATCTTAAGCAACCACTGCGAATTGATCGTGCTCGGCGCAAGTTTATAGAACTCAAGCAATCTCCTTTCAAAGAGGTCGCTGAGTCAACGCTAATTAGAGTAGAGGGTAGCAAGGGCAATGTGTATTATGTTGATACACAAGCCAAGAACTGCACTTGTACAGGCTTTCAGTTCCATGGCAATTGTAAACATCTTAAAAGTGTATTAAATGAACAAGCGAATTAGAGAATTGTACAATCAATCCCTTGTGATCCGTAATGATGACGCGCAGTGGATTGAGGGTGAACTCGACTCTGAGAAGTTCGCTGAGTTGATTGTCCGGGAATGTGCCAATGTTGCATATGAATATGATCTACCCAAGATGAGTGGTCCGGGCATGATTATAGGTGGGAGAATTGAAACTCATTTTGGAGTGAAAGAATGAAATACTATATGATAATGTATAAAGACCTGAGTGATCCTGATTTTGAACCAAGGGTACTACAACCCTGTTCTTCTTCGAAACAGGCAGAGAGGATGATTCAGCATCAAATGCTTACATCGAGTCGTGACCTGCATTACTACGTTGTAGAAGAACAAAGTCAGATCTTAACATAATGAAACTCGGATTAACTGTTGAGCAGGGTTTCGACTTCGACAAAGCAGGAGAACGATATGGATGAATGGACAAAGAAACTAATGCACCAACGTAAGGGCATGAGCGTGCAAGTAAGCATCGACGATGGCGACGATGGGCGCGAGTTCGTGCGCTTGGAGTTTGAAGGTGGGGGATACATTGCATTGGAGTTAAATGACTACGGCGTGAGCATCGAGGCGTTTGACACCGACGGTGATGTGATCGGGGTTGATGGCTTCAGTTATAGACATTTAGCACCAAAGGAGGGTGAGTGAGATGGAACATATGAATTGGTATCGCTTTAGCAAACGACGTAATTGTGAGGTGTTCCGTGTTGACAAACGGCGAGAGCGGCGCGTAGCGCGTAAGTGGGGCAAGGTTGTCAGTTAACGGCAGTCGCTGGAAGAAACACTATGGATAATGACTTTTTAAAACGTAAACAAATTGGCGACAAGGGTGAGGCCTTCACTATGGGATACCTGTACGGCAAGCACACAGACTGCACTGTACAGCACGTAGAAGAGTATTATACACCCGGCAAGTATCGATGGAACAATCTACGCCTGCCTGACTTCATGTTGACCGACTCTAATGGCAATAAGACACTTATTGAAGTTAAAAGCAAGAAAGGGTTTAAAAACAAACTCAACGTGAGCTGCGCTCAGGTGCGTGACTACTTGCGGGTTGCAGAACTTAAAGGATATGGGTTCCTCATGATGTTCTTTTGTTCTGAGGATGGATACATATATTTGCTTACTACTGATGATCTTCGTAATCCATCAGAGACCGTTTACCCTCGAGATAAACCTGATGACCCGTTCTTCCTCTATGATAAGACGGCGCTAACAACACTCTCTCAGAAGATTCCACATTCTGTCTTTAACAGCGATATTCTTGGAAACTAAAAACAGTTAAGAATCAAGAGGATAACAGCGTCTTAGCTAACCTCTTGATTTCTAAGACATCGTAGTTCTTGCATTTAATTCGCCACTTTGTTAATATGAATAATCGATTGAATGAATGAATGGTTAGAAAGGAAGAAGAAATATGCCTCGTGGTGTTCCAAATGCTGGTTTCCGTAAGACTAAGAACTTTGCTGCTAAGAACGAAGCAGTCGCTGTTAAGATCCCAGCTGCTCCTATCAAGGTAGAGACAATAGAAGAGATCGATGCTCGTATTAGCGAGCGGTTTGAGGTCACAGGCGACCTCGTAGACATGGCTATCACGGGTGCTGCCCGTGCGCTGATCATCTCGGGTCCTGGTGGTCTTGGTAAGAGTCACACTGTAGAAGAGAAGCTCGCTGCTTGGGATCCGAAGGGTATTCGTCACACTATCGTCCGTGGTAAGATCCTTGCCCCAGACCTCTATATCATGTTGCACAAGCACTCAGATAAGAACCAGGTCCTGGTGTTCGATGATGCCGACAATATCTTCTGGGATGACATTTCACTCAACATGCTCAAAGCAGTTTGTGACACCACCAAGAAGCGTGTGGTGTCTTATATGACACAAGGCAAGCTGTATGATGACGACTCAGCGACGGCACTGCCTAAGCAGTTTGAGTTTCACGGTAGCATCATCTTCATCACCAACACAGACTTCGATGAGCTGATTCAGCGTGGATCACGTCTTGCTCCGCACTTGCAAGCAATGATGACTCGTGCCCAGTACATTGATCTTAGCATCAAGACGAAGCAGGATTACATTGTCCGTATCCGTCAAGTGCTTAAGATGGGTCTGCTAAGCCAACAAGGCTTAGACGAGGTTGCTGCTGGTGATGTCATGACCTTCATTGAAAGCAACCAAGACACACTGCGTGACTTGTCGCTTCGTGTCGCCATCAAGCTCGCTGCAATTCGTAAGACACACCCTGCCAAGTGGGAAAAGATCGCTCGTATCACAGTCTGCAAATAAGGACTCCTAATGAGATATGCAAGTCGATTTTCTTGGATCTATCGTGGGTTCGTCTATGCACCTTTTGATGAAGTAGAAATAGACAACGATAGTTCTAAAGTATGGCATTATGTCACTCGGACAGAGAACAATACTCTCCTGGGCTATATTGAATATACTCCATATAGTTATCTTTCAAAACCACAATTTGAACAGGCTATAGAATATATGCTTGATCATAAGACACACGAGAAAAAAGCCTTCACCGAACTGGCAAAGGTAAAAGAAGATTATCTATGAATATTGATAACGTCATCACAGTTAACTTTAAAAAACCGGAACCTAAAGAGACCGACTCTATTTTAGATTTCATTAAAGAAGTGCAGCACTATGATAATTTTCATGAGGCTCTAAAGTGGATCATATATAATAGTAAGGATCCTGCTGACACTTACGTCTGTGCTATCAAGCATATTCTAGACGAAGAAGAATTCACTCAATTCATTGCGGCGATGAGCAACCTTAAGGCCTATCTCGAGCTCGATGATGAAATACGTGGGCATGTAGATAAATTCTTTGAACTACGGCGCATGGTTTGTGGTTGACATTATTAATTAAATCTGTATAATCGTTATGTACAGAATGATAGGGGATAAAATATGAATACAGTTAAGATTGTTCTTATGTGGCTTCTTGTTGCTTGTACTTTTTTTATGTCTATGAGTACAATGTACTTAGGTAATACTGTTCTTAGTCTTGCCTGGACAATAGCATTTGCCGGGTGGACGGCTGCCCTCTTTAAAGATTAATGATTAATGGGGAGTAGCTCAGCGGTAGAGCAGTTGACTGTTAATCAATTGGTCGTAGGTTCGATCCCTACCTTCCCAGCCATTTGTGTATGGTATATGTTGTAACGTGGGATGTCCCCACATTAGGAGAAGAAGATGAGTATAGATAAAGCAGAAGCTGAACGATTGAATAGGATTGAGGCTTTAAACAATGCCGTGAGGCATAGACTCCGTGAAGAAAAGCCAGATGAAGTTGTAATTGCGGCACAGAAATATTTTAATTTCTTGCAAGGCAACGGAAACAACTAAACGATAATTGGGCTGTTAGTATAATGAGATTATGCCGCCCTTGCACGGCGGAGACGAGAGTTTGATTCTCTCACGGTCCACCAAATTGGGTAGTGAGTAGCACTGGTGACTACAGCAGACTGTAAATCTGCCGTCTTATGACATACTTGGTTCGACTCCAAGACTGCCCACAACGGTTATATGATGATGTGATGTGATATGTGTTTAATAATAAAAGGAAAGACTATGATTAAGACTATTTTAAGTTCGATTGCAATGACCTTGCTTGTTTCAGGATCAGCGTTTGCCGACAGTGTAACCTTTGGTGCACATGGTGGCGACAATGACCAACGTTACTACGATTTGAGCGTGTCTCATTCAGTAACAGGCACAGGCTTTGTTGTTAGTGGGCAAGCTGAAACAGAGCAAGCTTCGACTAACACACTACTGACCCAGAAGTACTCTGCTTCATTTGGATATAAGCTTGATGCTCCCATGGGCATTAGCGTTGTTCCATCTTTTGAGTACGGCGTGAAACTTTTGCCAGGTACGAATGATGAGTCATTCTATGGCGCAGGTGTTAGCGTGAGTCGTCAAGTTGTAGGTCCTGTAAGCGCAACAGTAGCTTATCGTTATCGTAGCAATTTTAGTGGCACAACAATCTCAGAGAATCGTGAGAGTGCGTCATTAGATTGGGCGGTAACACCCAAGCAGACATTGGGCTTGACTGCTCATACTTACAACGGAGCCAATACAGCATTGGTTCATGTGTACGGCGTTTCTTACAAGTATAGCTTCTAAGACCTCTGATGAGTCCGTGCAATTCGGACGAAACAAGCTCTCTTCATTGAGAGCTTGTCAGGACACTGGAGTATAGTATGAATTGGATTATGTTTATTGGTGTATTTTTAGCCATGATGATAACAGATATCATGTGGGCAAAGTACACACTTGCTGTTGCATTTCTTAAGCCTGTCTTATCTGGAATCTATAGCGCTGTTATTATACTCATGGGTGCAGTTACTGTTGTTGCATACGTAGAAGATAGGTATATGATTATACCAGCGATGCTAGGTGCCTTTGTAGGGACTTATTATACAATAAAACGAGCAAGAGACTATGAAGAAGAAAAGTGAATGTTCTGAGTGTAAAAAACTACGCAAAGAATTAAAAGAACAAAATGAAAGGTTTCAAGAAACATTGGAACGTATTGCAAAGTTTATTTCTTTTGAATCATATCTTGCTCGTAAAGCATTACGTGCCGAAGATGTTACTGAAGACGTAATGGAAGAATGGGAACTTGCAATGAAGGATCGATTACATGACTGAATCAAAGTTTAGCGACTATTCTCCATTAATGCTTGCACTCGAGCGCCTACATGCAGCAACTCAAGCTAGAGACCGCTGTAAGAATGCCTGGGCTAAGAACTATTGGAACCTTATAATCAAGCGATTAGAGCGCCAAGTAAAACACGGTTGACATTCTAGATTGGTTCTGTTATCATAAATAAATGAATATGATACTAACCCTAAACAAATACTTACTCGAAGAGAGTGACCATACACTCTATATTTTTGATATAGACGACACCCTCTTTCGGACCTATGCAAAAATCCATGTGCTAGATGCCAATGGAAAGATTGTACGCAGTCTTAATAACCAAGAATATAACACGTACAAAGTGCTTCCTGGACAGACATTGAAGTTCGATGAGTTCAGAGACTCAGAGAAGTTTGATATGACATCTAGGCCTATCACTAAGATGTTGAACAAGGTTAAGTTTTTACAGAAACAAATTGCAGGTACGAAAAGCAAAATTATCTTTGTGACTGCACGAGAAGATTTTGATGACAAAGAAAAGTTTCTTAATGCTTTTAGAAAGCGTAAGATTGACATAGACCAGATTCATGTGTACCGCACTGGCAATGACCACGGACCCGAGAGTAAGGGTGAAAAGAAAGCTAAAGTGATTCGCATGTATCTCTCGAGTGGCGACTTTATGAAGACCGAGATGTATGATGATAACATGGAAAATCTAGAAGCATTTAAAAGCTTACAACGTGAGTTTCCAGATATATCATTTGAGGCATTTCAAGTATTTCATGATGGGTCGACTAATAACGTTTGACTCAGCCCATTTAGCACAGCTGGTAGTGCACCTGATTTGTAATCAGGGGGTCGGGAGTTCGAATCTCTCAGTGGGCACCAATTCTTGATTATTTTTATGAGAAAGTTATTATGAGCAAAGGATCTAAGCCCAGACCGCTAAGTGTTAATCTAGATACGTTTAATGCGAATTGGGATCAGATTTTCAGCAAAAAGAAAACTGATAGCATAAATAAAAAGAAGTCACCTAAGAAAGATACTAAACATGCTAGGATTCAAAACATTCGTTAGTGAAGCAGACAACTTTGCGGCAGAGCCTATTGTCATAGAATTCCTTGACGGCAGCAATAACTGGCGACAAATAGAAAGCGGGGTCATTAACAATCCTCGTATGATTGCACAGGCACTGCAGAACACAAAATCTCGCTATCCTAAGAATCGTTTACGTGCTATGGGATCAAGTTCTAGACGAATGTATGATATGGTGATGTGATGCCCTTCTGGAGAAAAGCATCATACAAAGACGAAGTAAAAGCATTTGAAAAGACAGTATCTTCTCTTGTTGTGCCGTTTACTCCTAGAGACGAATATATTAGAAAGAAGATTGATCTACAAATCAAGATTGCCGCTGAGTATGAAAATTCACGCCATGTAGTTTTATCAAATCCAGTATGGCGCAAATTAGATAATAGCGAATCCTGGTTAACAGATACTTTCATAAAGTTTAATAAACAAGTCACAAGAAAGGCTAACGATCCTGAAATAAAAAAAATTGATGACGACTTTAAAGTGATAGGTGATCTCATACAAACAGCACCTATCATACTTCATATTAAGACAGGAACTATTCTTAAAGACATTCGAAAAAACTCTCCTATATACAGAGTAGTTTCTGGCAATAATCGATTGATGCTTTATAGACTTATGGGAATTAACCCGCGGGTTGTTATTATTGAATTGTAGGTGAATTATGAAAATATACATGGGACCTTATACTACGTGGGTTGGACCTTATCAAATTGCAGAGAAGATTCTTTTCTGGAAAGATACGTACAAAGATGATTCTGTTCATGCACTAGGCGATTGGCTAGCTAAGAGTACATTATTAGTTGCTGCCTGTCAGTGGATTGAGAACAAAAAATCTCGTAAAGTCAAAATCCGTATTGACAAGTATGATACCTGGAGCATGGATAATACGCTTTCGCAGATCATTCTGCCGATGCTCATTCAACTCAATGCAACCAAGCATGGCGCACCTCACGTTGAAGACAAAGACGTACCGAAAGAGTTACGCTCAACAAATGCTGAGCCAAAAGAAAATGAATGGGATACCGACTCCAATCACTTCAAGCGTTGGGAGTGGGTCATGAGTGAAATGATTTGGGCATTTGAACAACTCAACGATGATAATAACGATGCACAGTTTCATTCTGGCGAATCTGAAATTTTGTGGCAAGCATTAGACAAAGATCACAATCCGATTGGTGAACCTGAAGATATTAAATCTAGAACTAAGCATGAGGGTGTAGTGAGTTATCAGATGGTGAAGGGACCAAATGATACCAGAAAATATGATATGAAAGGTCATAAGAAGCATGGGGCGCGCATCGCTGCTGGACTTATATTGTTTGGAAAGTACTACAGAAACCTTTGGGATTAGGGGTCTGTACCTTGTTTTAGCCTAGATCGACCTACCACTAAGGGGTATACACCCCCGCACAGACCCGGTTATACGCAGTTCTAGCCCGGGTCATAACTCATTGATTCTAGGTTGAATTTAGTTTGTAGTTTCCATAAGAAAATGCTTGCATTTAATAGCTTGGTTTGTTATTATTAATACATGATGAATAACAAGGCAAAGCAGATGAGCGACTATAAAGACATGTATCTCCTGGCAGGCTCGGAAAAGCTGTCACGAGAGTTTAACGACCTCGGGTCGTTCTACAGCGACTTCCACAAGGATGTCTATGGGTATCGCCCTCGTAGCATGGCACTGTGTGCCTGTGACTATCCTGACCATGCGTCGCTGGTCGAGGCGATGAGTCACCTTGATCGTCTGACCCGGGATCTTCAGGACTACATGGAAGCCAGGAAGTCGACATTCGAAGGTCGTGAGACGCTCCGCTCCGAGGGGTGGCACATTGAGGAAACCGATCCCCAGTATATTGCTGCTGCAGCTGAGAATGAGGCTCTCCGTGCTGCCGAGCGTGCTCGGATGGAGTATGAGTGCTCATGGGAGTATCACATCGAGCTGCAGGAATCAGAATTTGCAGCGAAAGCAGAGAAAGCGGAGGATGATCTCCATTCTCACTTCTACAACAAGTATGAGGCTGTCTAAGATGAGTGAATATACGGACAATGGGGATATGGTGGAAACACTTATCTCTGCTATCAAGAGTGCTAATCCTACGGACTCCGAGATTATCTCTTTAGTGCGACAGGTTGGCACTTTTCAGGGCATGCTGATTGGCATGATGCATGAAAATCCTAACGCTAGGAAAACAGTTCAGTACATGATTGACTTTTATAACAAGTCAAAGGTTGCTTAAGATGACTAAGATCGTACATAACAGATGCTTTGGTGGTCCTTCACTCTCAGACAAGGCGGTTGAACGCTATGCTAAGATCAAGGGCATCACGCTTTATAAAAGCCCAGAAGAACCTATATATGGTACCAACTATTACCTCTGCACCGAGGAGGTATACAACACGCTGTCCGACCTAGAGAAGAGGGATTTTTACTTCTATAGTCACGACATCTTTAGGGACCGCACTGATCCTGTTTTGGTTCAGGTGATCGAAGAGTTGGGTGATGCTGCTAATGATTGGTCTGCTGATCTGCAAATTTGCGAGTTGCCAGCAGGCACTAAGTATCACATTCATGAGTATGATGGTATTGAGACTGTAAAGACTCCTGATGACTATGATTGGCAGATTGCTTAAATTAAGTTTTTAACAAGTATGTAATTTACAGATAAATACTATACAAAATTATGCATACTTTAGTAGCTTTAAAAGCATTTTTTGAATCTAAGAACATCAAAATCACAGAATTTGGTGGATGGTATATCATCGTCAAAGATGATCGGTGGGCAATGGTTGCCGACGAATACTATGTTAATAACGTGTTGATTGATAGAAAAGATATTTTAAAATTCTATTAAACACAGTAATATAGGAAAAACAATGCAAAAGATAACAGCAAAGTCATTCAATGACTACCAACTTCGTTTAGACGGATTATTTGTGGGTGTGCTATTCGTATTGGTATACTCCTTTTTAAACGTAGCGTTCTTCGAACCTGCAGTCATTCGAGTTCCTCAAATTATTGAACATCAGGTTATTGTTAAAGTGCCTGTTAGTTTAAATGTGAATGACAAGAAGCAAATCAAGTGTCTCGCTGAAAATACATACTATGAGGCGGGTAATCAATCAGTCAAAGGAAAGATTGCTGTTACTAACGTAGTGATGAACCGTGTTAGTAATAAGATTAATCATAGTAATAACAACTTTGCCGATACTCCTTGTGGGGTCATTAAGCAGAAGGTCAAAGGAAATTGTCAGTTCACTTGGGTGTGTCACGACAAGAAGCCTATTTCTAATATAGATACATACACAGAGAGTTATAAAGTTGCTGAGAATGTATACCTCAATAACTTAAATGATGTAACAGATGGCGCTGTGTTCTATCATGCAGATTACGTTGATCCGTCCTGGTCTAGAATTTATCATAAGACAGTCCAAATTGGTCAACATATCTTCTACAAATAAGTGTTGACAAATGGAGAGATATCATGTATAAAATATATACCAAAGACAGTTGTTCGTATTGTACAGCTGCAAAAGAGTTGCTTCGAAATAAAAAGCAACCTTTCGTTGAGTTCACAATAGGACGAGACGTAACAAAAGAAATGTTACTTGAGATTGTTCCTCATGCTCGATCTGTCCCACAGATTTTTTATAATGATGAATATATTGGCGGATATGATAATTTACTTGAAAGGATGAAAAATGATGACCCTACCCGTGTCTTACTTGGATGATTTACATAATTACATTTGTGCTGTACAGTTTACAAAGAAAGATGGCACAGTCCGTGATATGATCTGTACACTGCGTGAGGATGTACTTCCTGCACAAACAGATCTTGAAGAAAATATTCAAAAGAAAAAACCTAATGCAGATATTGTTTCTGTATGGGACATTGATAACAAAGGCTGGCGTTCTTTCCGTAAAGACACCGTTATATCATTTAACAAGCAATACAAAAAAAATTAAATGAAAGAAAGTGAACTAACAGGATGGGAACGGCGTAAAGCTGTTCTTGTCAAATGGATTATATTAAATATCCTACTGCGTATTAGCCCATACGCAGTGCTCGCTTTTTGTCTCGAGACTGCAAACCTATATTACGAAAACATTGAATCTAGTGAGGAAGTATAATGAGTAATCATGATCTTATTGAAACGAATGAAACCAATAAAGATTCAAAGGGCGGCACAGAACTTCTGCAACATCGTTTGTATGACGGCACAGTGCCTCGTGACTTGCTTGAGCAATTTCAAGTTGTATTCTCTCGGGTACGTGAATTAGATCCTAAGCGCAAGCATATTTTTTATGCACACGACTTACCAGAAGATCCTGAGTCATCACGTCTCAGCGATCCTATGTTCCGTAAAAAATTTGAGAAGTTTGTATTTGTATCTAACTGGCAATTAGAACAGTATAGTGACAAGCGTGGAGTCAAGTATCAAGAGTCTACGGTTATCAAGAATTCTATTGATCCTATTGACATTGGCGATAAATTAACTTCGAATAAAAAGAAAGATGACGAGATTCATCTTATCTATCATTCTACGCCACATCGAGGATTAGATATCCTTATTCCTGTTTTTGTTGAATTGGCAAAGAGCAATCCAGATGTTGTGCTTGATGTGTACTCGTCATTTAAGTTGTACGGCTGGGAACAACGAGACGAGCATCATAAACAAACGTTTGACATATGTAAGAGTCATCCGCAGATCAATTATCATGGCACAGTGCCTAATGACGAGTTACGCAAGGCGCTAGTAGAAGCTGATATCTTTGCCTATCCATCAATTTGGAAAGAGACATCGTGCTTGTGCTTGATCGAAGCAATGTCTGCAGGTGTGCTTTGTGTACACCCGAACCTTGCGGCGCTTCCTGAAACGTCTATGGGATTGACCTGGATGTATCAGTGGCAAGAGGATATGAATGCTCATGCTAATGCGTTCTATCAAGTGTTGCAACAAGCAGTCAATGTCATTCGTACTCAACGTGAAGAAATTTGTGCTGATCTACGATTACAAAAGATTCAAGTGGATCGAGTACACAATTGGAAAGCCAAAGCGGCAGAATGGTCTGCACTACTACAGTCATTAAAAGATAAATAATAAGGTAGCAGGGAGATGCAATTGGAAAAAGAAAAAAAGCCTAGAAAGAAGAGGGCAACAAAAACTCTAAAAGTTCCCCCTGTAAAAAGTAATGTTGTTCAGTTTCCCAATAAGAATAAAAATCTTGCCGCAACATCCTCTCTGCAAGAACTTAGAGCAGAGGTAGAAAAGAATAGAATTGAGTTTGTTTCTTTCATGGTATCTGAGTTAATGGACGAACTGTTCTTTAAAATGTCTACGATGGGATTTGTGTTTGATGAAGCAAAATATATTAAAGATTGCGTTCTAGTGTCAGAGTCTCTTAAGTCTCTTATATTAAAATCACTTAATGTAGAACATGGTATGCAAATTGCTGCTGAAAAATTAATCGCTATAGAAGTGCCTAGAATAGACGGTTGATATATAACTTACAGTATGTTATAATATAATATATAAATGATCTTATAAGGATGATACAGTGATACTCGTTGATTTAAATCAGGTGATGATATCCAATCTTATGGCACAGATTGGCAATCACAAAAATATCAAGATCGAAGAAGATCTTGTTCGTCACATGGTTCTTAACTCGCTTCGTGGTCATAAGATGAAGTTCACACCAGAGTATGGTGAGATGATTATCACATGTGACGATAAGAACTACTGGCGCAAACAAATATATCCATACTACAAAGCAAATCGTAAAAGAGATCGTGAGGCTTCAGAACTTGACTGGAGTGCAATATTTGATTCACTAAATAAGATACGTGAAGAACTTAAAGAGCATTTCCCATACAAAGTCATACAAGTAGAACACGCAGAAGCCGATGATATTATTGCTACTCTAGTTAAAGAGTATCATGCCAAAGAAAAAATTCTTATTCTCTCTGGTGACAAGGACTTCTCACAACTGCAGAAGTACCCTAATGTTAAACAATACAGCCCTGTCAATAAAAAATACATTGTCTGCACTAACCCAGAATTGTTTCTCAAGGAACACATTTTACGTGGTGATGCTGGCGATGGAGTTCCTAATTTCCTTTCGCCTGACGATGTCTTTGTCATGGGCGGAAGGCAGGCTCCAGTTACAACCAAAAAGTTATCAAGTTGGATTTTGCAAGATCCAGGACAGTTTTGTAATGAAACAATGTATCGAAATTACAAAAGAAATCAACAGTTGATTGACCTTGAGTTTATTCCAGAGAATATTAGTACACAAGTTATTGAGCAATTTTCTTCACAGAAAAAAGATCGTAGCAAGTTGTTTAACTATTTCATTGCATACCGACTCAAGAATTTGATGGAATCTATTAGTGACTTTTAACGGAGAATGAAAATGAGATTAGGTGTTTCTGAGATCTTTGAAAAGATTTCTAAAGAGAAGGATGCGCTCAAGCGACAGGATATGTTAGCAAAGCATCATACAAATCAATGTTTGACCACAATGTTAAAATTAGCATTTGATCCAAATTTGAATTTTAATCTGCCAGAGGGTGATCCCCCTTATAAGCCTTGCCAGTTTTTAGATCAGCAAACCATGTTATATTCTAGCATGAGAACATTGTATCTATTCGTAGGTGAAGGCAATCCTAAGGTGCCAAAAGCAAAGAAAGAAGTAATGTTTATCAACATGCTTGAATCGCTAGATCCTGCAGATGCAAAGTTAGTACTGGCAGTTAAAGCAAAGCAGATCCCATATGAGGGTATCACTGCTGAACTTGTACGTAATACATTCCCAGGATTATTACCTGCAGAAGAACCTAAGCCAGCAAAGGTGACCAAGAAGAAGAAGGTTGTTGAGAATGAGTAAGAGTAAGAGACAGCATCATAATAAGTTTTATGATGATTTAGATGACGCAGATGCCCGACACTTTACCCGTGATGATTATGTGCAACACAAGAAAGAAAAACGGCTTACACATGCGTTAAAAACAAAAAGTATTGATGATCTTATTCAGCTTACTGATGAAGATGACAGTTTCACGTACTAATCGTCATAATAATAAATAAACTAAAGGGTGGTTATGCCTACATACGACTTCAAAGATAATAACACAGGTAAGGAATGGGAAGACTTCATGTCTATTTCAGCCAAAGAACAATTCCTTAAAGATAACCCCCACATCACCCAAGTTTTGTCTGCAGTCTCGTTAGGAGACCCAGTAAGGCTAGGCCGAGTCAAACCGGCAGAGTCATTTCGTGATATTCTGAGAACTATTAAAAAGAAAAACATCCGAAGCAACATCAACACTTGGTAACAAGGAGCATCATGGCTAAAAAACCTTCTAGGAAACCATCACGCAGCTCATCTTATAATAATAAGTCCTATGAAGAAAAAAATTCGTTTCGATTAGCCAGAATACAACCCATTACGGAGAACCAACAAAAAACATTTGATCTTTACAACGATAACAAGAATCTGTTATTATATGGTACTGCAGGAACAGGTAAGACCTTTTGTGCGCTGTACCTTGCACTACACGAAGTCCTATCAGGATATTCAGATTATAAAAAGATTGTTATTATAAGATCAGTTGTCCCGACAAGAGATATGGGATTCTTGCCTGGAAGTGCAGAAGAGAAGTCGATGGTGTATGAGGCACCGTATAATGCGATTTGTACGGAGATCGTCGGTCGTGGTGATGCATATGGTCTCATGAAGAAGAAAAGCATCATTGAATTCATGACCTCTTCATTTGTTAGAGGCATTACATTGAAAGACTGCATTGTTATTGTAGATGAATTCCAGAATATGGTTGATGAAGAATTGCACTCAGTCATCACTCGTGTAGGTGACAATTGCAAAGTGATTTTTTCTGGTGATTGTCGCCAGAATGATTTAAAAAGAGAAGCTACAGGATTCTATAAGTTTCTAACCATTCTTTCTACTATGGAAAGCTTTGGTGTTGTAGAATTTGGCATTGATGATATTGTACGCAGTGCAACAGTCAAAGAATATATTATTAAGAGAGAGCGATATGAAGAAGCACATCCAGTTCAAACACCAGTCTTTAGGCGAAGCGCTTCCTACGCTTAATAGAGTTGATGGAGACAAAGGGAGGCTCTATGTCACACCTAATGGCAAAAAGCTTCCCTCTGTTACCACTGTATTAGGTTGGTTGAAGAAAGACTCGCTTGTTGAGTGGCGCAAGAAGGTTGGTGAGGAAGAAGCTAATCGAATCTCATCTAAGGCTGCTCGGCGTGGCACAAAGCTTCATAAAGTTTGTGAGAACTTTTTAAACAATGAAGAAGATTACTTTGGTGATAATAAAGACATGGGCACGCTTGATCTTTTTAATAGTATCAAGCCTATACTAGAACAAAACGTCACAGACATCTATGCACTAGAAGCACCGCTCTATTCTGAGCATCTAGGCCTAGCAGGTACAGTCGACTGCATTGCAAAATGGAATGGCAAGCGATCAGCGATTGACTTTAAAACAGCAAATAAAACTAAACGAGAAGATTGGATTCATGACTACTTCATGCAGTGTGCGTGCTATGCAGTCATGTTTGAGGAACGTACAGGCATATCTGTACCTCAATTGGTTGTTCTAATTGCTGTTGATAATGATTCACCACAAGTTTTTGTTAAAAAAAGAGATGAGTGGATTGACAAAGCTAAGAAGATTATTAGCGAATATCAAACTCATCACCAAGTTGGTTGACATTAAATTTTAAATTCTGTATAATGAATCATGAAAGAAAAGCATGTTATCAA